GTAACGGTTGGTCAACCAGGTGCTGGAACCACTGCAGTTGGAATTGCTTCTGTAGGATTAGCAGGTGCTCAACACGTTGTTAAGAGTATATTTGTAAGTGATCCTGGAATTGGTTATGCATCAATACCTACAGTAACTATTGCAGATCCACCATCTATGGCTGGTATTGGAACATTCCAATTTAATGAAGTTATTGAAGGTTCTAGATCTTATGCTCAAGCAAGAGTTAAATCTTGGGATAAAGATACTAATATATTAACTGTAAGTAATGTTGGTATTGGAACAACAGTTTCTGGATTCTTCCAAGGTGAAGATATAGTTGGAAAAACTTCTGGAGCAACATATACTCTTGGATCATATAATTCCGATGACGTTAATGATAAATATAATGATGCTAGTGAATTTGAGTTGAACGCAGATCAGATACTAGATTTTACTGAATCAAATCCCTTTGGTACTTATTAATGTTAGGAACGTATTTTTATCACGAAATAATAAGAAAAACCGTTATTTCTTTCGGAACACTTTTTAATGATATTCATGTTCGTCATCAAGATTCTACTGGAAAGGACATTAGTCAAATTAAGGTTCCAATTTCATATGGTCCTAAGCAAAAGTTTTTAGCAAGAATACAACAACAACCAGAATTAAATAAGGCAACTCAAATATCATTGCCTAGAATTTCCTTTGAAATGAATAATATTCAATATGATCCATCAAGAAAATCTGGTATTTCACAAACATTTAAAGCTAGTGATAGTGGAAAACTTAAAAAGGTTTTTATGCCTGTTCCATATAATCTAGGTTTTGAATTAAATATTCTTACGAAATTGCAAGATGATTCTCTTCAAATATTGGAACAAATATTACCATTCTTTCAACCTGGTTTTACTCTAACAATAGATTTAGTAGATCAGATTGGTGAGAAGAGGGATGTTCCTATGGTTCTTGAGAACATTGCATTTACTGACGATTATGAAGGTAATTTTGAAACCAGAAGAGCATTAATATATACTTTAAGCTTTACTGCTAAAACTTATATGTTTGGTCCTATTGCAGATTCTACAGATGGACTTATTCGTAAGGTTCAGGTTGATTACTATTCTGATAGTAATACAAGAACTGCAAAACGTGAGCAAAGATATACTGTAAAAGCAGCAGCGAAAAAAGATTACAATGAAGATACTGTAATTGATCAGTATGATGATCCATTAATCCCACCAGGTGACGATTTTGGATTCACAGAAACTTCGACTTTCTATGGTGATGGAAAAGAATTTAGTCCAACTAGAAAGGTAGATTTATAATCATGAAAAATAATTATGATGATTTGAATGAAACATTTAACACTGAAATAGAAGTTCAGCAAGTTAATGAAGGTGGTTGTGTCCGAAGAAAGGATACGCTGCCCGATATTACTGATGATGCTGAAAAGGATTACAAGTATGCAAGAGCACAGTTATATTCATTAATAGAGAAAGGACAGGAAACTCTAAATGGAGTTATGGAACTTGCTGGTGAAAGTGCAAGTCCAAGAGCATATGAAGTTGCTGGACAAGTATTAAAATCAACTGCTGATATTACAGATAAATTAGCAGATCTTCAGAAGAAGATGAAAGATCTAGAAGAAGATAAACCTAAAGGTCCAAATACTGTTACAAATAACGCATTATTTGTAGGTTCAACAACTGAGTTATCAAAGATGCTAAAGGAAGGTATTCTAAATAATAAAGACGATTAATCCGTTCCATGAATAATATAAGAGTAAAGCAAGAATCTCTAAACAATTGGAGAGGGGAAGTTACTAGTGAAGGTCTTCTCAGTAAACTTATTAAAGTTGGTGCTGGTGCATATGCTCTTAAAAAAGGTGGTGAATTCTTAAAGAAGAAAGGTGATGCAGCACTTGATGATGCAAGAAAGAATATGAAGATAGGTGGAGATAAGAGAAAATCTGATATTGAAAAAGCAACTGGTGTAAAATTAGAACATATAGAAGGTGGTATAAGTGTTCAGAATGTTGCAGACGGATTAAACTTTAACGAAATAGAAACAGTAGATATAATTAAACCACAACCAATTAAAGGTGCTTCTAATTGGAGATTGGAAATGGTCACAGAATCATTAATCTCTGAGGGATATAATGATAAAGAGATTGTTACTATAATAACAGAAGGATCTGAAAGGGATCTTGGATGGGCATCTCTTTTAGCAGGTGGTATTAAAAATACATTATGGGCAGGTAAAAAGGTTTATGATGCTGGAAGAGGAACTAGAAGTATTGTTAATCGTGCAGTCAAAGATTCAAAATTAACTAAAGATATTTTTTCTACTGCTAAAAAATTAAGAAATCCCGATGGTATATCAGTAACTAAAAGTCCAAGGGTTGATACACCTAGTAAAGGTGGTCGTTTAGTAAAATCCTTTAAGGGTTTTATGCAAAATGTTAAAGATGCTGGTAGCAATCTAGCAAATAGAACTAAAGGTAAATTAGATAGAATTAATGCTAAGAAAGCAGAAATTCAAACAACTGCAAAAGATGTAGATGTATTGGGTGGTGCTGCTTCTAAAACTGGTAGTACATCTAAATTAAAGAATGTTACACCAAAAAGTGTAAAAGCTACGGAGGTGTTGAAAGGAGTTGGTGATCGTGTAAAAAATGCTACAGATAAAATAAAGGTTGTTGGTGCTGGTACTGCTGGTGCTGCTGTAGGTGCTGCAACAGGTATTAAAGATAAAGTTGCTACAGGACTTAAAGCACCTATAACTAATGATGGTAAGAAAACTGTTGATCCTTCTAAAAATGAAAAAATAGAATCTCAACCTACTAAGAGAGAATTGAGAAATAAGAGAAATGAATATTTGAGTAGTAAGGAAGGAAGACGTGAAAGAAGAGATTCAAAAATTAAAAATAGACCAACAGGAAAAACAAAATGGGTAGGAAAGAATACTACATGGAAGGATAGATATGGTAATGTTATTGCACCAAAAGTGACTAGTGAAGGTGCTTATCAAGGTGGTGGCACAATTATAAATCCAAGTGGTTCTAGAAATAAATTTGGTTATCCAGATAGTCTTAAACCAGGTTCAGGACCAACAAAAGAAGTTCCTCTTACACCCTCACAAAATAGAATGCTTGTGAAGAAGAAAACAAAAACTACAAAGGTGGGTTAAAATGAAAATATTATCTGCTGAAACAAATCTAGGATCTGCTACTAATGTTAGCAACGCTCCTGTTGTACGACTTTTTAATAGTGGTACTGATAATATCCTTGTAACTAGAAAGGATTATAATGCTGTAGTCGTAGGATCTTTTATGGTTCCTTCTGGTGAAGTAGTATATGCTGAAAAATATTATACAGATACTTTAGAAGGTAGTGCTGATGTAAAGGCAACAAAGACTGCTTATTCTTCTATGATGAGTTTTGTTAGTTCTGGTTCTTCTGGTCCAACATATACCTATTCAGTATCTGCTAGTTCTGTAGATGAAGGTGGTAATTGGACAACTACAGTTACAACTACTAATGTAGATGATAATACCACTCTTTATTGGTCATTATCAGGAACAAATGTAACATCTGCTGATTTCTCTTCAGGAGCATTAACAGGATCAGGAACGATATCAAATAATACTTTTAATTTCTCACATACAGTCGCTAATGATACTTTAACTGAAGGTACAGAAACTGTTGATATTAAATTATTTACAGATTCTGGTAGGAATACTCAAGTTGGTAATACCGTATCTGTTACTCTTAACGATACTTCATTAACTCCTACATATACTCCTACAATATCTTATACTGTTCGTAATGAGGGAGATTCGTTCACAACTACTATGACAACTACAAATGTTGCTAATAGTACTGAATTGTGGTGGGAATTATCAGGAACTGGTATAGCAGCAGGTGATTTCTCTTCTGGAGCATTAACAGGATCAGGAACGATATCAAATAATACTTTTAATTTCTCTCATACTATTGCTAGTGATAATACAACTGAAGGAGAAGAAACCTTAAGCATTAAATTCTATTCAGATTCTGGAAGAACAACACAGGTTGGTGCTACTTTAACTTGTACTATTAATGATACTTCATTAACACCTCCTACAACATCTTATTCTGTTACTTTTGATGGGTCGGGTGATTGGTTGACTGTGGGTTCAGGTAGTACTTTGCAGCTGGGAACTGGAGATTTTTGTATTGAATGTTGGGCTATGTTTTTTGATAATGGTAACAGAGGAGCTTGGCAACATCCAGGTTTAAGTACTAATTATTCTAGCACTTTAGCTTTTGCTCATAATGGTAGTTCTTGGCATGGATATAGGGGTGGTTCTTATTGGCATACTGCTGGTGGTAGAAATGCTAACCAATGGTATCACCTTGCGTATGTGAAACATAATAATGACATGACTGCATATGTAGATGGTTCATCTGTAGCCTCTTGGAGCGATTCTTATGATTACACTGGACAAACTCTAGCTATAGGTGGTTATTATACAACTGGTTATTTGATGAATGGTCGTATTAGTAATTTCCGAATGGTAAAAGGGTCAGCAGTTTATACGAGTAGTTTTACACCTCCAACTGCACCACTTGGCAATATATCTGGTACTGTACTGTTATGTTGTAATGGTGGTTCAGTAACAAGTGCAACAGTTGGTCCTACAATTACAATTAATGGAAATCCAGTAATAAGTAGTGAGAACCCATTCTAATAAATAACTCTATAGTGTAAGTAAGAGTAATGTCAAGAACTTTGATTAAAGGTGCTGAAGCAGCATGTGCCACGGCAACAGGATCAGCAAGTACATTTGGTAGTGCTACAGTTGTGCGTTTAGTTAATACTGACACAAGTGCTCACTTAGTAACACTGGTAGAGGCTGCTAATGGAAATGCTGTTGGTTCGTTTACTATGCCAGCAGGTTCAGTTGAGTTTTTAGAGAAAGTAAGCACATATGCCATATTTGCTGCTAATGCTGGAGTAAAGGGAGCATCAGCAGGATTTACTGATTAGTAAGTATTTAATTTGTTATGAATCAACAAGAAGTATACTTAGGTAATCCCAACCTAAAGAAGGCGAATACTCCTATAGAATTTTCTGAAGAGAATATTCTTGAATTTTTAAAGTGTAAAGATGATCCTGTATATTTCGCAAGGAAGTATATCAGGATCGTTTCTCTTGATGAGGGATTAATACCTTTTAATATGTACGACTTCCAAGAGAAGTTAATTACAAGATTCCACGAGAATAGATTTAATATCTGTAAGATGCCTCGGCAGACAGGTAAATCTACTACTTGTATATCATATCTTCTACACTATGCAGTTTTCAATGATAATGTCAACATTGCTGTTCTGGCAAACAAAGCGTCCACGGCTAGAGATCTACTTGGTAGATTGCAACTTGCATATGAAAATCTACCTAGATGGATGCAACAAGGGATAATCTCTTGGAATAAAGGTTCTTTGGAATTAGAAAATGGATCTAAAATATCGGCAAACTCTACTTCTTCCTCTGCTGTTCGTGGTGGATCTTATAATGTCATATTTCTGGATGAGTTCGCATTCATCCCGAATCACATTGCTGATGATTTCTTTGCTTCCGTTTATCCAACTATTACTTCTGGACAGAGTACTAAAGTAATTATTGTTTCTACCCCAAGGGGTATGAATCATTTCTATAGGATGTGGCATGATGCTGAAAGGGAAAAGAGTGAATATGTTCCTACGGATGTTCACTGGTCTGAAGTTCCTGGTAGGGATGAAGCGTGGAAGGAATCAACAATTGCAAACACATCAGAACAACAGTTTAAGATTGAGTTTGAGTGTGAGTTCTTAGGATCTGTTAATACTCTTATTAATGCAGCAAAACTTAAGAACTTAGTATTTGAACCACCAAAGACTAAAAATGCTGGACTTGATATTTACGAAGAACCAAAACCAGAACATAATTACATAATTACAGTTGACGTTGCAAGAGGACTTGGTAATGATTATTCTGCTTTCATAGTTTTTGATACAACAGAGTTTCCTTATAGAGTAGTTGCTAAGTATAGGAATAATGAAATCAAACCTATGCTGTTCCCAAATATTATTTTGGATGTGGCAAAAGGATATAATAATGCTTACTTATTAATAGAAGTAAATGATATAGGAGATCAGGTTGCAAGTATTCTTCAGTATGATCTTGAATATGAGAATGTCTTAATGGCATCTATGAGAGGTAGGGCAGGTCAAATAGTTGGACAAGGTTTCTCTGGTAAGAAAACTCAACTTGGTGTCAGAATGACATCTGCAGTTAAGAAGTTGGGATGCTCTAATCTTAAGACGATGATGGAGGATGATAAACTTCTTACTTGTGATTATGAGATTATTTCGGAACTAACAACTTTTGCTCAAAAGCACCAATCATTTGAAGCAGAAGAGGGGTGTAATGATGATCTCGCTATGTGTCTTGTTATATTTGCGTGGTTAGTTGCACAGGATTACTTTAAAGAGATGTCGGATAATGACATCCGTAAGAGAATATATGAAGAACAGAAGAATCAAATAGAACAAGATATGGCTCCATTTGGTTTTATTGCAGATGGATTAGACGATACAAGTTTTATTGATAAAGATGGAGATACTTGGCATTTAGATGAGTATGGAGATCGATCATACATGTGGGACTACATGTAAATAGGTATAATCATAAATATTTTTAGCATAATCTGAGATTCGGAGTATAAAAGATGCCTCTAAATTTAGCATCTCCTGGTATTGTAATAAGAGAGGTTGACCTAACGATTGGGAGAGTAGATCCTACGAGTGGATCTATTGGAGCGTTGGTCGCACCGTTTGCGAAAGGACCTGTTAATGACCCTCAACTCATAGAAAGTGAGGAGGATCTTTTACAAACTTTCGGACAACCTTATTCAACAGACAAACATTATGAGTATTGGATGGTAGCATCATCATACCTTGCGTATGGTGGAACAATGCAAGTTGTTCGTGCTGACGATTTCAACACTCAATCTGGCGTTGGTTTAAAGAACGCATTTGTAGCAGGTGGTGTTGGTGCTGGTGCAACAATGCTAAGGATAACAAGTAATCTTCACTATAACCAGTTAGGTTATGATGAGAATACAATTACTGGTGTAAGTATTGCTTCCAAAAACCCAGGTACTTGGGGAAATGGAATTAAAGTTGCAATTATTGATGGTAAAGCAGATCAAATTTTAACTGTTGCTAGTGGAAACACTACTGCTGTTGGAGCTGCTGTTACAGCATCAATTAATAAAACCGTTGGAACCTCAACTGGAACAAAAGTAATTGATGGACACCTTAAAGGTATCGTTACTGGAAGTACTGATACATCTTTAGAGGTTAAAGTTATTTCTCATGTATCTGCTGCAGGAACAGAAACAGCAGTAGATTACCAACAGAATGGTACATATGCTTTTGATGCAAGTGGATCTGTTAACATTACAGCATCGGGTTCAGGTGCTGCTGGAACACCTAAAGCTTATACCCAACAGAAAGATTGGTTTGAGCAACAGGATATCGTATTAAGTAATGCGACACTTGAATGGGATTCAATAGCAAACGCTCCTGGTACTTCTTCATATGTTTCTGCTAGAGGTGGTAGAAATGATGAAGTTCATATTCTTGTTATTGATGATAAAGGAACCATAACAGGTAATGCTGGAACTATTTTAGAGAAGCATTTAAGTTTATCTAAAGCAAAAGATGCTGAGTATTCGGTTGGATCTTCTTCTTATTGGAGAGATTATCTAGCAACTAACTCTAAGTATATCTTTGGTGGTGGTGCTCCTGCTGGAATTACAACTACTGGATATGAAACAGCTGCAACTAATACTTTAGATTCTGATAGTGGTTGGGATCAAGATGCTGACGGAGTTAACTTCGGTGCTACTGGTACAACTACATTAACACTTGCAGGTGGTACAAACTATGGTGACAAAACAGATCTTGTTACAACTGGAGCATTAACTTCAGGTGTAGATGACATCATTAGTGGTTACACTCTATTTGAAAACACAGAAGAAACTGAAGTAGACTTCATCCTAATGGGTGCTGCACATCATCCAAAAGAGCAATCACAAGCAGTTGCAGAAAAAGTTACTGCTGTTGCAGAAGCAAGAAAAGATGCAGTTGCATTTATTTCACCTTATAGACAGGCATTCTTGAATGATACTGTTTCTGGTACTGTAACTGTTAATGACATCGATACAGTAACAGAAAATGTTGTTGGATTCTTTGCTCCAATATCATCATCTACTTATAGTGTATTTGATAGCGGTTACAAGTATATGTTTGATCGCTTTAATAATGTATTCAGATATATCCCATTAAATGGTGATATTGCTGGATGTTGTGCAAGAACTGATATTGAACAGTTCCCTTGGTTCTCACCTGCAGGTACTGCAAGAGGTCCAATTCTTAATTCAGTAAAACTTATTTACAATCCTGGTAAAAAACAGAGAGACATTCTATACTCAAATAGAATTAACCCTGTTATTCTTTCACCTGGTGCTGGAATCATCCTATTCGGTGATAAGACAGGATTTGGTAAATCATCAGCGTTTGATCGCATTAACGTTCGTAGATTATTCATCTACCTTGAAGATGCAATTAAAGCCGCTGCGAAGGATCAACTCTTCGAGTTCAACGATGAACTTACAAGGACAAACTTTGTAAATATCATTGAACCATTCCTCCGTGATGTTCAATCTAAGAGAGGAATCTTCGACTTCGTTGTTGTTTGTGACGAAACAAATAACACAGCAGCAGTTATTGACAACAATGAGTTTGTTGCTGACATATTCATCAAACCAGCACGTTCTATCAACTTCATCGGTCTAACCTTTGTTGCTACAAGAACTGGTGTTGCATTTGAAGAAGTAATCGGTTCCGTTTAATTTAGAGGTTTAAAAAATCAATCATGGCTAGAAACCAAGTCAATCCACCACCACTAAGGACGATTTCAAACTTTAAGAGTAAGTTGACGGGTGGTGGTGCTCGTGCTAATCTGTTTGAAGTTGTCCTCACTTTCCCAGACGTCGCTCAACCTGACTCTGCGGTTCTTGACAAAGCAAGATTCTTAGTAAAGGGTGCTAATTTACCAGCATCCAACGTTGCTCAGATCGAAGTTCCTTTCCGAGGAAGGGTTCTTAAAATTGCTGGAGATAGAACATTCGATTCTTGGACTGTTACCGTTATTAACGACACAGACTTCGCTATCCGTTCTGCATTTGAAAGATGGTCTAATACAATTAATAGACTATCTGATAACACAGGTTTAACAAATCCTGCAGATTATCAATCTGATGCTTACGTTTATCAGTTAGATCGTGACGGATCAACACTAAGATCTTATAGATTCTATGATACTTTCCCAACTCAGGTTGGACCTATCGAACTTTCATACGATGCTCAAGGCATTCAGGAATTCACAGTTGAACTACAAGTTCAGTACTGGGAAGCAATTAAAGGTTCTGGTCCAAATGCTGGTGGTGAGAACGTCAGCTAAATAGAACATACTAGAGACTAAATTTATAATGGCAAAACTTTTCGGGTTTTCAATTGAGGAAACGCAAAAGAAATCCACTTCAATAATCAGCCCTGTTCCCAAGAATAATGAGGATGGGGTTGATAATTTTATTTCAAGTGGATTTTATGGTCAATATGTAGATATTGAAGGTGCGTACCGTTCTGAATATGATTTAATAAGAAGATATAGAGAGATGGCACTTCATCCAGAAGCGGATGGTGCTATAGAAGATGTTGTAAATGAAGCGATAGTTAGTGATTTATATGACTCACCAGTAGAAGTAGAACTTTCAAATTTGAATGCAAGTAATACTTTAAAGAAAAAAATTAGAGAAGAGTTTAGATATATTAAAGAATTAATGGATTTTGATAAAAAATCCCATGAAATTTTTAGAAATTGGTATGTTGATGGTAGAGTTTTCTATCTAAAAGTTATCGATACTAAGAATCCAGCAGATGGTATCCAAGATCTTAGGTATATTGATCCACTAAAGATAAAATTTATTCGTCAAGAAAAGAAAAAACCTGGTAGAAATGATCCTGCTATAAGATTAAAAAGTGATCAGGATATAGTTCCAAATCCAGAATTTGAAGAATATTACATTTATACACCTAAAGTTAATCATCCAACAGGAATGGTTGGAGCGATGGGTAGTAAGAATTCTATCAAGATTGCTAAGGATTCTATTACTATGTGTACTTCTGGTTTAGTAGATAGAAATAAGAATAGAGTTCTTTCATATCTTCATAAAGCAATCAAGGCACTTAATCAACTTAGAATGATTGAGGACTCTCTTGTTATATACAGATTATCAAGAGCACCTGAAAGAAGAATATTCTATATTGATGTAGGTAATCTACCTAAAGTAAAGGCAGAACAATACCTAAAAGAGGTAATGTCTCGCTATAGAAATAAGTTAGTTTACGATGCGAACACTGGTGAAGTTCGTGATGACCGTAAATTTATGAGCATGATGGAGGATTTCTGGTTGCCTAGAAGAGAAGGTGGTCGGGGAACCGAAATTACAACTTTACCTGGTGGGCAGAATTTAGGTGAATTATCTGATATAGAGTATTTCCAAAAGAAACTTTATAGAGCATTAGGTGTTCCTGAATCTAGAATTGCTTCCGATGGTGGATTTAATTTAGGTCGTTCATCAGAAATTTTAAGAGATGAACTTAAATTTGCTAAGTTTGTAGGACGTTTAAGAAAACGTTTTGCGAATATGTTTAATGATATGCTTAAGACACAGTTAATTCTTAAGAATATTGTTACTCCAGAAGATTGGAAAA